TTCTTCTGTTGGTAGCTCTGCAGTTAAAACAATTTTATCTAAACCATTTTCATTTATAAACCCTCTTGATGAAATTGGAACACGAAACATTTCAAACTCTAAATTTTTTTTGTCAGAGTAGTCATCTATGGGATCTCCAGTAGTAAGTGGGGTAGCACCACAACCAATTGCAATATATGATGCATAGGATGGTGCTTGCCCAAGCAAATATTTTGCAATAATTGATTTACCAGTATTAGTAATCATGATATATTATCTCCAAGATCTATCTCATATATTGTACCATTTAAGGTAATTTGTGTTTCAATCTGTTCATCATTGTTTATATTAATAAACTCAATTACTAAATCTCCAGAATCATTAAAGTATATATTTTCACCATTGGACCCATTGCCCTGTTCTGGAATTTTGTCTTCTAGTTTTATTGAAAATCCCGCAAAATATTTATCTGCAGTTTGTTGAAGACTAAGAATATTATTAGGATTATATCGTTGTTGTATAGATGATAAATTTTTAATTGGTTGATATGATATTTGTTGACCATTAACAATATCAGATCTTGTAATATTGATTAATTCTTGTCCTCCAATATTTTCAAATATTAAATCTGCCATTGTATCTATTGGAACAGTTTCATCATCAAATAAAATAATATCCGTTGTTGCAGTTTTAACTGGTGGAACTACTGGTTGTACTATTTGACTTGGTGTTGGCGGTGTTGCAGTTACACGTCCAGCTAAAAGATTACTGCCACCACCACTAAAACTTTGTTGGCTTAATGAGTTATATTTATAAAGTGGTTCTGTTGGGTTTAAATTGTAATCAAACACACCACCTCCGTAGCCCATAGGAGACCTTACGGTTTCTCTGCTGTTTAGTTCAGCAGCTTCGGCAGAGGTAAGATTTCTGCTATATCTATATAGTGGTTCTGGAAGATTCTTATTTGCCATTTTTATACCTCACTCAAATATAGTGTCATATTAGGTCCCGTGTTATTTCTAGAATATTCAATGTTATATACAACAAAACGACTTGAATCTGATGTAACAAGATCTAGGCCAGAAGAATCTTTATAATCTATTGTCACAATATCTCCTAGTTGAATTGTTGGGATTGCAAATATTTTTACTCCAATAGATTTTTTAGGATTCATAAGTTTATTTATAATCCATCCCATTAAATTTTCAGCATCATCATGTGTTTGAATATATGGACTATCTAATGTAAAATCATTATTGCCATAAATCATTCTGCTTAGCTTTATGTTATCAAATTTTTCTTTTTCAACAAGAGGAGAAATAATCTGAGAAGAACTTGTTAACTGAGGATTAGAAAAATTACTACGTTTTTTAAAATATTCGTCAACTGTTAATTCATGTGTTGTATCTTGTGTAAATGTAATACCTTGAATTCTCAAATAATTACCACTTGTTTCATCAAGATTTAGTGCAGTATCTGTAGCATTAAATATTAAAAATTCAGCACCGTAAGAATTTGCATAAAATCCAGATGCTACATATCCTTTAATTTTATTAAATGTTGGTGATATTTGAGCGTAAAGAGCAGGGTATGCCCGATCATACTTAATGTCAAAATAAGAACACTCTCTCATGATTGATCCAAATTCTTCAAAATACATGTTATATTTTGGTGGCTCTTGCGAACTAATTCCAGATAGGTAGGTAGACTGGATAATTCCACTCATTGCATATTTTCTAAAAGACTCACTTGCATTTATTTCTTTATTACCAAATGCTGAAGATAGTGTTTCTCCAACTGTAAATATACTGTTTTGAGAATAGTTTTCTGATAAAGCGTAAAGATTTTCAAACATGACTCTTGAAGATCCACGAACAAATGGAGCCATGTTATTATATATTGGAAGTGGATCCGTATCGTCAACAACCTTAATCAATTGATTATTTATATATAAGAAAAATCTTCTAGTCTTTCCTATGTCTTGATATTCTACAGCTAAATCATAAACTGTTGGATTTTCTTCTCCAACCATTCTGTATTGTCCTGTAAATCTACCATCGTCAACTATAATTTTTGATAGTCCACCCCAGAGCTTTACTGGTATTGCCTTTGTGCTTGAGGAATCTTTTTTAATTTTATAAAATACAACATTGTTAATTGAAATATTAGATTTTCCATCTTTGTCTAATTTTAAATAGGACTCTATGTTTTGTTCTGTTAAAGCCGCAATTTCAAAATAATATCCATTATTTGTTTCTGGATTAAGCAATACTGCAAGACCTCCAGAGCCACCACCTATGCTTACATTTTGATTTGGCTTAGAGTCAGCAACTTGATAGTAGGGCATACTTCCAGTTGGTGTTTGACTACGAGTTTCACTATTTTCAATTTTTCCAACAATCCTTATTCTAGTTCCAAAATGTTTATAGGCATTGTCTAATTCTTTATATACGTATGAGACTAATTTAATTGGAGTTTCTTCTGTAGTAAAAGATGGTCCATTCATGACCAACGCAGATGATTGGATTGTTCCATGTTGTGTTGAAAGTTTTTTGTTTGTTGAAGTTTCAGTTAAATAACTTGAAGACATAAAGTTTTTTATTGTTCCATTTCTTGATGTCTGTCTTGCTTTATTATTGTTTACCCCTGCTGCACCCGTTGTTGTTGCTGGAATGGATACATCTTCAAGAAGTTTTGTTGTAAATAAATATTCTGTTTCCATCTCGCAGCCTTTAACATAATCATTATTTGACCAATAAAAATTTATTCCTGCTGAATGTGCTGATATTTGTGTTCCAAATTGTGCACGGCCATGCTCATATACCGCACCATTTTGTAAACGAGTAATTCCATCAACTGTTTCATAAAATGGAACTGTGTATATTCTTACTAATCCTGTTGGATATATTTTTCCATTAAATGGCAAAGATTTAAAATAATTTTGATATTCTTGGTTATTTGTAATCCAAACATTGCTGCTTCCCTGTCTATGGGACCTTCTCCATGCTTGTATTTCTTCCCCTTTTTCTGCTTCTGTTATTTCTCCGTTTGCAACTTTTTTATCTAATTCATCAATAATGTTTGTTGGTGCTAATCTTCCAGGTAAAACAATTTGTGGCAAAGAATCTACACTAGATATACCTTCACCTGATTGAGTTGTAACTTCAACTGGATACCAAACTGGAACAGTGACATTAAACTGAGCAGCATCATATCTAATAATTTCTCCATTAGAATAAAAATAACCTTGAAATCTAGTAAGCCAGTGAACGTTTTCTCCAAGATCTATTACGTTATTTTGAATTTCATGATTAATTACTGTTGGAACATTGATAGATATATCTGAATTTATTGGCATTGCCCCAAGAACATATTTTGCTTGTTTTGATGTAACTTCATTAATTGTTTTAGTTACATCTGTTCCAGAAGCTTCCCAGAGTAAAGCTGGTTTATATATCCAAGTTTTATCTGAATCAATCATTGTTGATTGACGAACATTTCCATAGGATCTTTGAATATACCTAGTTGTATAATTAATTTTTCCATTATTATAAACTTTTTTATCCTCAGAAGCTATAGATAAAATGTTTGGAAGTTTTCCAGACGTTTGATTTTCAATTATTCCGCTTGTTATTTGATTTGTTGATCCAGACAATACAATATTTGTGTTTCTACTTTCTATTGTTGGCATCATATAATCTTTGCTCATTACAATAAAATTATTGTATTCATCAAAAAACATTGCAGTTTGTGTTGATACAGCCAATTGATTTAAAATTTCTGCTACGGTTTGATCTGGTGCTATAAAAAAGTATGGAATTATTGGCTCTGATTCATTTGTAGTTCTGTAAAATGCATAATTACTAAAGCCAATGTAGTCAAGAATTAAACTAATTGCATAGCTAAGAGATACTTCTGTTACTAGCATTCTTGGTGCTGGCATTGATTCTAAAAAGAAATAAAAATCTCTTAAGGATATTTCTAAAGTTCCTGCAGTTACGTCTGCTTGAGGAAATCCATCTGAATACAAAGTTTTGATTGGAACCCAATAGTCATATCTATCTACATTTAATATTTTTTCATAAAAATTAAATTTAATATTTTTACGAATATATTTACTTACTATGCTGTTATCATTGTTGTCATTAAATGCTTGGTCGTCATCAAATATAGATAGGTTTCCAGTTGAAGCTAAAAGCTGTCCTACTGGTAAAGAAGAACTTCCTAAATCAGAAAGAATTTTTTTAAGACTATAATCTATAACTTTGTCAGAAATGTTAACAACTAACCTTGGAGACATTTCAATTAAATCAAAAGTAGAATCAAATTTATTCATTCTTTCAACAACAACTCGTATTCCACGAATATTTTGAAATTCTCTGTATAATGTTTTTCCATTTGTTGTTTCTGTAAATGATAAAGGAGATGTTAAGTCTGTTACAAAACTTGTTTTATTATCTATTGATTCATCTGCAAGTACCCATCCATAGACAGGTGTAAAGGTTTCATATTCATCTGTCAAACCATTCCATATATAAAATTCTCCAACGTCTACACTATTTTCAATAATTAAATATGCATACCCATTAAGAGATTGATCTGGAAGAAGAGTGGTTGATGAAAAAGTTTCTGCAAAAACAAATGAGTCTCTAAATTTATCTGGAATGTTTTTTAATCCATATTGCAATTCAACATATCCATCATGTGAAATAATTGGAGACCCGTCTTCACGTAAATCATTTTCATTAAATAAATATGCATCTGTCCAGTTATCTTCCTCAAGATATTGAACTTTCCACCTTGTTGGCGTTGTCTTGTTTGTGTTTCCATAAAATGGGTCTGAAAAAGTTTTAGAAATATCAGTAAAGTCGCCCAGATCTATATCTCCAACATTTGTTTGCATTTTTACTATAATTCTATTTGTTGGAACATTTTCTTTATACACAACAAACGGAACAGCATCATCTATATAATAGTTGTTATTAACTATAGTTTTAGCAATTCCTCTTTCAATTCCATTTTCAGTTCTAAAAGAAGTCCAATATTTAAATTCATCATATCTTGAACCCATGTAGTATCTTGGTCTTCTTGCAATATCGCTGCCAGAGTTTGCTAAATATTTTCCTTGAAAAGATACCGCTTTATTAATTCCAGATCTTGGTCTAAAAGGTTTTATACAATCTTCTAAAGAATATAATAGTTTAACTTTTTCTTTTGTTGATGTAAAA